TAAAAAAGTATCTTTTGACTATTCAGTAAGTGCCACACGGAATCCAGTGGTTACGGTAGGTAATGATATGCCATCTCGAGTAACCAAGGAAAATGTTCGTATCAACCTCTCTATCGCAGGGGAGGACGTGGGCGACAACATGAGAGTTACAGGAAATTACGCAGCATTAAATATTAACGTTTTAGATACCTATGGTTCATCTGCAATTTTAAATTTAGGTTGTACAGGAAGGGTTTTTAACCACAATCTAACTGTTTCTGAGGGTGGCTATATTGACGGTACGATTGGGGTATCTCAAGAGTACACAACAGGAAGGCAACTTGTATAATGGCTTCTTCAGCTTATAGTTATGTTTTAGGTTCCGGGGATATCAACACAGCGAGAGTCGGGTCGTTTGAGGTAGGGGAAACCTATAAGCTTTATGATCCGATTTTTTTTAGTGGATACACTGTCGCAGGCAGCCCTTCTGTTGAGCATACCGCAGAAAGTTTAGGAGCCGTATCTGGCCATTATTATTATAAAGGGACCTCTTCAAGTGTAGCTACCGCCGCAAACTCTCCAGCTGGCGCCGCGTCGATGTGGACACAGAAAATGGAGTTTGAACCGTCTTACGGATCTTCTGTGACGTACGAGAATCAATCGTACGATATAACTTTTGGAGATGGATATTATAGTCTTTTAAGCAAAAGTGAGAACTCGCTTAAAGTTAATTTTAATTTAAATTTCAACAAGAGAAGTGACCGAGAAGCTAAAGCGTTAATATTCCTTTTGGAGTCATCCTTTAATAAGGGCGAAAAACCTAGTGGTGCATATACGGGAATTTATCACACTCCATTTGCTCCGTATAATAATGAACATGAATTTTATATAGAAGAATTTGACCGTTCTTTTGATTACCCTAATGTCAACACTGTTGCAACAAAACTTTTTAGGGAAGACGCTTCTATTTTAAATTGGCAAGAATACTATATTCCTTTTAGTGCTACAAAGGGGTATTTTGAGGAAGGGGAAAGCTACACTACTCATGATATCGCTTATCTTAGTGGTACTCTAAATATTGCTAACGATAGATTTAAGCCTCATCAGTCAGGTTGGTATTATTACAGTGGGGATTCAACAACTGTTGCTGATACGATTAATTCTCCCACCGGTACCAACAGCCTGTGGACTAAGAAAGAGTTTTATTTTAATTTGAATAAAGGGGTGTCCATTAAAGAAGCTCCTAGATTTTTGAAGCAGCCTACGCAGAGTGATTACTATATCCGAACTAAAGATGGTTTGAATAAGTCGTTACTTAATTTAACTTTTTCTTTGGAAGGTAGGGATGATAATGAGGCTAAAGCGATAGTTCATTTTTTAGAAAGCCATAAAGGGCGTACGCAGTTTGATTTTACCCCTCCCGCTCCTTATGATCTAACCGGGAAAGCTTTTGTTTGTCCTAAGTGGGAGCATTCTTTAGTTTTTAAAGACAACAACAATATAAGTGTAAACTTTATTGAAAATCCTATTAATTTAATAGAGCAGTCGGTGGCGTTTAAGAGTTTGGTCACGGCCGATCCTTATTTTTCTACAAATTTTAGTTAAAATGGCACTTCCTTCAACAGTAACGCAGAGAGCCGAAGGTAACGATTTTGTTGATTCTACCGGAGTATTAGTCTCGGGAGTTACTGGTTTCGCTTTGCGAACGGGTTTTTATTTGACCAATAGCGGAAACTACCCCATTGAAACACGAATAAGTACCTCGGAAAACTTTGCATTTGATATACCTTCGGGTATTGATGAGCCAATAGTTATTCTAGCGGGAGAAACCACGTTAATTCCTTTTGATTTTAATGCGACAATGCCAAACACAGGCCCTACACCGTGGGGTGTGGGAGCAGGCTCTTCTACAGGGCCGGATCATCATGGCACATGGGCTGCAAAATTAAATTTAAATTTCCGTTCGGCATACGATAATCAAGAGGACCCAGAAGGAACTATAAGTGTGTATATTACGGGTCAAGCGACTGGGCGCAGCACCCAGACACCTTCTGGTCCGGGGCTGCAAGACTGGTGTGATACCTTACCAGAAAAACCCACTGGTGTTTTGGTTAAATCTAGTTACACACCTAATGGTAGGCCACAGGCTGAATTACATTGGCAGCACCCTGCCACAGGGTATTATTTGGTTCGTTATAAGTTAGAAAGCGCTCAAGACATTAATAATGACAACACTTCCGCCACAGGCACTTGGTCTCATGAGGCTTATTTTAATATTAATTATACCGATGTAACGGTGCCATCACAGATATACCAAGGGCCGAGCTTGACTACCTCTACTACTAATTCTACTTTTCCGTACCGTAAATACGCTACTCCAACTGGAATTTTCCAAAGATACACCCGTGGTACGGATAACAATGAGGAAACCTCATATGGAGAAGTAACGTTTAGTGACCGCGCTTTTGATATAGACCATTACTACAGGATTAAATCTGAATACTTTAACCAAGCCAACGGCGCTACAATTTTTGAAAGTCCTTATGTATATGCTTATCCTGTTACGGATTTTAAAGCTTCGGTGCCAGCGGATGTTGCGGCGGGTTTAGAAAGCGGTAATACTACTTTACCTTCATCGAGTTCCAGCAATATTAAGGTTGATCGACAGAGACCTCAAGCTTTAGAAATTTATCTCAACAACGGTCAACCAAATATTAATCTCTACGATACCGTTACTGACGAACTTGCAAGTCGGAGCATTGATAAGACATGGTTAACTACAGGAGATGCTAATTATACATTTAGTGGGATTCATTGGATCATTCCAGAAACGTACCGTGTAGGCTCTACCGATAGTAGTAAAGCTGGGGTTGATACCGGTTCCCAATTATTAAATTCTTCTACCACTCACCAGCAAGAGATCACAGGGGTTTTGATAATGGAGCCTCAGTCGGCGATTTTTGGGAGAGGAGGAGATGGAGGTAATGGGGGGCATGTAACCATTGAACAGTTTGATGTTAACGTCAAAAAGCCTTCAGTGTCCATTGGCACTATTACAGCGTCAACCGATGGGGCAGCAGGTACAGCTGCTATTCGCATTTCAGATTCGAATATCGATAAGTTTTCTATAAGGAAGGATGCCACTGCTAAGATAGCCGGGGGAGGAGGAGGAGGTGGAGCTGGAGATCCTTTGATTCAACCTAAGATTTTTGATTTGAATTCTCAGAAAATTCATCAAATTCAGTTCGCTGATGGAATGATGGGGCTAGATCTATCTGCCAAATATGGAAAATTAGGTAAGGTTGTTCACGGGATTCAGGAAAACGATGATAAGGGAACAGAAACCGTGTCGATTAATCTGGTTGCTCCGCCCACACCGGCCGCAGCCAGTTGGGGATTAAACTTTGCATCTCTTTCTGATGTGTGGTCACAATACGCTGCGCGTTTTTCTTTGTCAGATATTGTGGGTTTACACAATGCGGGGATAGGGGGAGGGGGTCAAGGTTTTGGATACTCCTATCCCGGAAAGTTTTTAAACACGTCACTTCGTCCGTTACCTCAAGATTTTCCTATGGGTTACGGCTCTTTATTAAGAGCCGGGGAAGGCTCTCGCTCGTCCATTAAGCTTTCAGCCGGAGCGGGAGGTGGTCTTTTGGGTTTAGATGGGTACAACGGAGTCAGTATAGATTTTGATGATTTTTTTCAACCTTCTGACGCTATAGATGGCAATAAAACGGCTGCTAAAGATGGAGGGGCTGCCGGAAGGGCAATTGATGCAACAGGCAACAGCAACTATACTAAGGCTAATTTTAAAACTAAATTATGTCGGATTAAAGGTGTTGAAAGGGAGGCGATCACTTCTTTTGCAGATATAAATGGATTTGTAGCTCATTTTGATGCAGCGCAAAATGTTTATGAGGATGCAGGTGGAACCGACGCGGCGGAGAATGGAGACCTTGTCAAGAGGTGGGCTTCAACAAACGATGCTGCTAACATTTATATGGTGCAAAATAACGCCTCTTCAAGCGCACCCACTTATCAGTCAAGCAGCACAAGTATTCCGGCTCAATATTTTTCAGATGAAAAATGTATTTTGTTTGATGGTAACATTGGTGGCGGCCTCGCCGAACCCGGCACCTATCCAAGTTACACTTACGCCTATGACAAACGTTTAAAAATAAAAGGTATTACAGGGACGAATAAGATAGAAGACGGTATGGATGGGTTTGATGTTTTTTATTTCCTCTATCCATTGGATAGCGTAAATACATTATATGATTTTTGGGGGGGTCAGGGCCACCATTATTGGATTAGATGTCTCCATTGTTGGACTTCTGGAGGAGGGAGTCATGCATTTTTTGATGGAGCAGGCTCCGTCAAAGAATGTATGGGGTTAGGGGTAAATGGTTCGGTATCAGTGGCCGCAGAGGCGGCAAGTCACCCAAGAAAGGAAGGCTATGTATGGAACATCTCCGGGAGTACTTTGGGACTCGCGGCTAACCTTACGCTCTACAGGGGCCACCAAGCGGTGGCGTCATCTTATTCAAAATCTAACGGTTTTCAGTTTATGAGTGAACCTCTTCTTGGGGGTTTAGAAGGTGACGCCTTGTTTAAATTGGGTGCTCAGTGGTGGGGGGGGATTTCACAGATGGTGGTATTCAACAGGCGGCTGACATTCAAGGAAAGAAGAGCGGTGAACAATTTACTGAACAGCAAAGTGTTAAAAACAAAAACAACAACAGCAGCTGAAATAGCGGCATGGCAAAGTGAGAATCCTTTAATGAAAAACAAAGAGCCATTTCGTAATTTATTGGCTGATGGTAAAGGGTTTGGAGGTTTTTGTGTTTTTGATAGTTAAAATATATGGCAACTCAATTACATAATTCTTCATTATTAGATCTTGAGCCCGATACAATTATTGAATTGTACGAATTGGATTTGGGCGAAGAAGACGGTCTCTATCGGTTTCATGCTGGCAAGAACGACATAAAAGATATTGTTTTTGACTCTTTTACTTATTATCCGTTGCCGATTGAGGCTACGAACTTTGAGGTGCGTGGTGATGGCCAGTTACCGCGACCTAAATTAACATTAGCTAATCCGCAAGGAGCGTTTACAGATGTTATTAAAAGAAGGAACGATCTTATTGGGAACATGATCATTAGAAAAAGGGTTTATTTAAAATTTTTAGATAATGAAAATTTTCCGAACAACTTGAACCCTTTTGGAGCTCCAGACCCAGACTCAAGGTTTGATGATGATATTTTTAAAATCAATAAAAAAAGCAACGAGAATAAATACTATTTAGAATATGAGTTGATTTCCCCTTTGGAGTTGGAGGATATTAAGATTCCTGCGAGAATAATGATTGCTAATTATTGTCCGTGGAAATACCGTGGGATTGGGTGCTTATACGGGCAGCGCGGCACTAATTTTGGTCAGGTAATTCAGAATTTGGAGGCAAGAACTTTTTTTATAGATCCTAAAAAGGAATATTCTAGCAATGGTTCTAGTTTTGATATCGATGTACAAATGGGGAACTTAGGTATGCCTATTGCAGATGAAAATAACAAATTATTTTTTGAGGCGACGGGTTATAGTTTAGTTCCTACTTGGTGTGGGGATTTTGACAAAAATACAACCACGGTCACTGTTAATAATGGAGGGGGCTACAGTACAGGTGCAACGAGTATAGTAGTAGATAGGCTCTCCACAGTCTTGATTAAAAATAGATTTTTGATTTTTACGAGTGGCGCTTATTTTAAATTAAGCAAAAATGCTCCATTTGTGACAACCAAAAGTACCGCCGATCAAGCAGGATTGGGTACCACTTACGATACAGGAACAAATACCGGTTTTACTGTTGAGCCTTTAGAGGTAGGTATACCTGCTAGCACTGCCATTACCTTTAGCACTGGGAGCGTTTTTACTACAGGGGCAACTGTTAGCTACGCTGGCGCAACCAAATTATCCGGAACATTAGCGGGAGCTGCGCTGGCTACTGGAGTAAATGGAAGTGTGACTACGTTGAATGGAGTATTATCAGGTGGTGTTGCGGATGACGAGGTGGGCACTCTGAAGTATGTGGCCGGGAATGTGGTTAGGATGAAAGCAAGATTTTTTAATTTAGCTAAAGAAGATATTTCAAATACAGAGGACGACATGACAGACCATCCAGATGATTTTTTTGTCTGTATTGAGACTGTAGACACCAGTAAGGACCCTCGTATTACTTTAACTTCATGGAGGAAGGATCAGTGTGCAAAAGATCTGACCGCATGCTCTTGTCGTTATAAGTTATATGGTAAAATGGATGAAAATGAGGGCCTTCCATTTGGGGGCTACCCCTCTATAGAGGCGTATCGTTTTGCACGTTAATTTTTTAAAATATATTCAAAGCGTATCGGATGGCCTTAAGTCTGAGACATGTGGCTATATCACTGAAAAAAAAATAGTTTTTTTAAAAAACACTTCAAAATATAACAAAATTACGTTCTTAGCGGATACTTCTTCGCTTTTAAAGGATTTTAGGGCTATTAGGTATATTTTTCATTCCCATCCAGAAGGGACAGCTGAATTGAGCGAAGCGGATTTTTCAGTGGCACACGAAATAAAGTGCCCCACTATCGTCTATTCGGTACAGGAAAAACAATTTTCTATTTATAACCCAAAAAACACATCTTTGATTTATTTTTCAATATAAAGGTGTATAATATAATGTTATCAAATGACCAATGTTTTTCTAGAAGGCCGCTTAGGGGATGTTGTTGGGCACGAGTTCACGTTTAAGGCGAGAAACGTTAAGGAGGTTCTGTCTGCCATCGAAGCTAATAGCGGAAAATTAAGGAATTATCTTTTTAGCAACAAAAAAAGGCTTTTTGCTATATTTGTAGAGGGTAAAGAGGCTGGTTTATTCACCTCCGTTAAAGGTAAGGTGGTAAGGATTCTGCCTATATTATTTGGCAGCGTAGCCACGATTTCAGCAGTAATAGCTGCAAAGTTGGTTAAAGGTGCAGTAGCAAAGGCAGTCGTAGGGTTTGTTGTAGGGGCGGTTTTGTCTGCTGTTCTTTCTTTTGGTATTAGTATGTTGATCTCTAAAATGCTGAAGCCTGATGACCCTGACACAGTGAGTACAAGTTCTTTTATTTTCGGGCAAGCTGAAAATGTGGCAAATCAAGGGGTTCCGGTTCCTGTCGGGTATGGCCGTTTAAAGATTGGCAGTAGGATTATATCTGTTAATACCTTTAGTGTTGATAAACATTTGTTTGATTCCAAATATTTTGATGTTTTAGTGCAATCAAATAATTCAAATCTAGCACAACTTCCGAATACAGCAAATCCGATAGCTAATTCTAACGACGGCATTCTTCAAACAAAAAATGTGGGTTGGACGTGGAGTCCGTAAAATATTATGAGAGGATAATAAATTATGCCTGCAGATCCTATTTGGCAACCTAAAAAGTTTTTAGAGGAGCTTATTGCTCAGGCGGCACAGAACCCTTTGTTGTCGCTAAGTTCAACTAATTATAGTTTTGAAGATTACAAGGGGCTTCTTAGTAAGCTTAGTAAATATTATGTTACGCCCGGGTTTAGTAAACAGCAAAATAAAAAGTTAGAATCGGTTTCGGTTTATCAATCT